TTGTGGCTTATTAATGTTACGATGAGGCTTACCAAACAGAGCAAACGACATGGCATCTAGTAGTGTAGACTTACCTGAACCGTTAGCACCTACAATGAGTGTAGATGAACTACGATTGAGATCGATATTTGTAAATTTATTTCCTGAAGATAAAAAGTTTTTATATCTTAGTTTAGTAAATATTATCATGCGACTTCTAAGGCCTGTGCTTCTGTTAGTAGGTTACGCATATTAGTCTTTAACTTATCTTTGTCAAGGACCGTATCCGTAGCGTCAATGTAACTGTCAAGGAGTTCGCCAGTATCTTCTACTGATACGGCTTCGTCATCGACATTTGTACCAAGAAACTCATCAAAGTTCTCGGCAATCTTTAATTCGTATATAGGTCTATCTTGTATTCTATCAACAAACCTATCAAATGTATACAGATCTTTCTTTGTTATTACGACAATCTTAATAAATTTATTATCGCACTGTGATACATCATAGTTATTATAATCTATTTCCGTGTCATTGTACACTATTTTATGAAATAAAGTGTGATTATTTTGTATAGCTGTCAGCTCTCGTGTATCTGTATCTAATATATGAAAGAACTTAGGATCATGAGCATCTGACCAGAATAGCTCCAGCTGTGTACCAAGATATGTTATATTATCTCTTGTAGATTTAGTATGATAATGTCCAGATAAAACGCGTTCAAACCGACTAAATATTCTATGATCCATGCCGCCATGATTTTGTATACCTCTCATCATATCAAATCCACCTAATTCAAGGTGTGCACCAAGCCAGTCTGCTTTACAATTATTAATGAAATCCATTGATTCATCATTATTCTCTGGTGTAATCCATGGTAACAAACCCATCTTAAATCCATCAAAGTCCATGACTGTAGGTTTCATTACAATGTTTACTTCATTCATATAATGACCAAGTAATTCTTTTAAACTATTTAAATCATTTGTATTCTTATAGAATGTATCATGGTTACCAGGAATAATATCCATAGTAATACCATATTCTCTGAGCTTTGCAAGAAATGAATGTCTATTACGATTAAGTGCTTTAAAGTTAATAAACTTACGATTATCAAAGTAATCGCCAAGATGTACGATATGTTTAATATCATGTTCGAGTAGATATGGAAACAATGTTTCTTTATAAAACGTGTCTGCATTATCTAAGAATATTTCAGATGAATTACGAGTACCACAATGAGTATCATTCAAAATACATATTTTCATCGTAATTCAGTACCCTTTTCATGACAAGATAATTCCATTAAATAATATTCATTATCAAAGTGCTTACTCCACATATTTTCATCTATCATAAACTCACATTGTTCTAAAGTCATTTCGTGGTTTAAAACCATTTGACTTCCTATATACATATGATCATCGTCTTCTGTTATGCCAATCATAGCTATTACTAATAAATATATTTTCATCCTAAAATCTCACTTAAATCACTATCACCAGAGTTAGCTACTGCTCTACTCTTTGCTTTTTTACGTTCTGCTTTTACAATCTCTTTCATCTCTGTATCTTTTACTTTAATCGTATCGATTCTAGATTTAAGAGTATCTACGAAATGTTGTCCTACGTTTTCAGCCACACCGCCTGCTTCTACATCTGTAAAATCTTCGATAGTAGACTGAGCTATGAACTTCATTTTAATATCTTGTTGTTTCTTTTCTTTTGCAATACGTCGAAGAAAAGCATACCATGATATCTGAGTAAAGTAAGCGAATGCATTCGGTTTACCTGTACGTGTAGCTGCTTCGATATTATAATTTTCGATTGCTTTCAAACAATTTTCTACTGCATCCATTACCATTTCTTCACGGTATGTATATCGTACAAAATTAGATTTGTGTGATAAACCTTCTGCAATACGAAGAAAACACATAGCAATATAGTCTGTTACGACCGGTAATTGTTCTGCTTTTTCTTTTGCTGCTGCGACTAACTTACAGTAGTCTACGACTGCCCAAGAGAAGTCTTTGTTATTAACATAATGAGGTTTATCCTTTGGTTTTATTTTTGCCATTTTGGTTCCTAGTATATCTTATTGTGTTTATTATAACACAACGCTGAGGGAATGTAAACAGATTTTTTTTCATTTTTTATGAAATTAACCGTGTACAAGGTGAATAGATAGTAGTATAATAAAGCAGGGCTTTTGAAAGGGGCAGTATATGATTCAAAGCGATAATGAATGGTCGCCACTTAAAGAAGTTATTCTCGGATCGAGTAAGAGATTTAATTGGTCTACTGATGATCCGGTTTTTATGGATGCTTATGAAACTATGGGTTGGGATTTTGGTGGTCCTGTAAGTCATAATGTAATAGGAGAAACTGAAGTAGCTTTACAATATTATAAGTCTATTCTACAACGTTTTGATGTAGTTGTACATAGACCAGTTGAAATAGATTATGTTAAACTCAATGCATACGGCGCATACTCTCCACGTGATACTGTTTTAATTATAGGTGATAAAGTCATATTTACTCCATGTGGTTGGGAAAAACGTCGTATTGAATGGGATGCATATAAACATTTATTTCCTAATTATACTTTGTGCGATGATCCTGCTGCTCATTTTGATGCTGCACAAGTTATTCGTTGCAATCGTGATATTATATATCTGGTTTCTCACGGCGGTAATATTGAAGGTGCAAACTGGTTAAAAGACTTTCTTGGTAAAGAATATAATATTCATTTGATTGGTAGCGATGTATATCCTGGCCATCATTTAGATACTACTATTATTCCGTTGAGAGAAGGATTGGTATTACTCAATGCAGCTCGTATGACTGAAGAGCATGTACCTTCGTTTATGAAATCGTGGGATAAAATATGGATACATCCTAATGATTTATTTGACTTTCAAGATGGGATGATGGGATCGAGATCTATATATCTCAATGTATTTTCTATTAATGAGCATGTAGCTGTATGTGATCCTGATCAAACGTTTCTAATAGAAGAACTACGTAAACATAATATTATGTGTCATCAAGTAAAATTACCTCATTGTAAATTCTTAGCTGGTGGCCATCACTGTACTACGCTTGATATGCATAGATCTAGTTAAGTTTATTTTTATCAATCTTAAACTGAAGAATATTATCAGGTGGCATATCAGAATCTCCGACTTGAAAATACTGAAATGGATCTTCGGCCTTATTTTCATTTTCTTCTGTAGCCAATAATTTTAAATATTTTTTATACTGATTACGAAGTGTTTCACTCGGATGTCCTATCGTAATAATATGATAAGGCATCAGAGAACATAAAGATGAAGTATCATCTTGATATGTCATAAATGGCCTGAATGTAAACCATCGAGTTCCTTGTTCAAAGTTCTCTTGGATTATTATCTTTGCGGCCTTTCTTATAATCATCACTTCTTGTTCATCTATATCTAGATCTGGCCATTGTACTACTTCACATAATACTTCTTGTCCATTGCTTAATACTATTTGTCTTACATCTGGTTTCATTTTAATTCTATCTCATATATTTTGTAGTTAAATTTTTGTTTTGAATAGATCTTAATGCGCTCGGCCGAATGCTCTAGTGCGAAGTTCTTTCGACCTAACCAGTGCAAGTCATCGGCGATATCATATAGTTTGGCCTCCCGACCATCGTCACTCTTTCTTAGGCTTCTGCCTATACTTTGTAATACTCGAATCTGTGACTTAGAAGGTGACGCGAATATTATATTGTGTAGGTTACGTATATTTATACCTGTACTAAACGTACCCATACTAGCTACAATGATTGCATTCTTTTGTGTTTCAACAATACCTCTTATAGCTTCTCTATCTGCCGTAGCAGTTTCACCACTTACATAAAATACTTTCCTTTCTTCATCGGCTTCGTCTCTTATCATATCGAATAAGACTTTACCATGTTTCTCTACAAACTGAAATAGTACGAGTGTATTACCAGTCTGTGTTGTTGCTAAGTTTCTTATAAACTTATTTCTGCTTTCATTACGAACAATAAGATCTATCTCTTCTTGATAGGTCTGTGTTCCACGATTCTTACG